CAACTGATGATGTAGTAGTAGTCGCACCATTTGTTTTCTTCCATCATCATGGGGATTGATGTGTGTTCAAAGTTTGGAAGCAATCGAACCTCGCCACCTTTTGGATTCTTGTTTGCCGCAACAAACGCCGCCGCAAATTCATCAGCTTCCCATCTTGGCAAGGGCCAAGCATATGCCTTGGCATCTTCTATGTGTGCCGCTGCACCCTGTGGGTATCCATCATAATGTTTGTAGACACCATAGTAGCAATCATCGTTCAGACGTTCCTCGAAAAAATATACCGCTCTCGTACTCATTAGCTTACCCTCCAGCCTTCATCATTCAGAAGGCATAAAATGTTATCAATGTACCTCGGTTCGATGACCAAAGACCGACCAAAGAACTGCCAGTCAGCCCCTGCCTCATACGCAGAATTAGATGTTTGTGTTAGCCAGTCAGACGCATCGTCATTCATAGGCTGAACCAACATGATTGAGCCTTCGTTGATGAATTTAAAATCACCGTCCTCGATCCATGAATCTTGTGTCTGTGTTGTCATATCAATTTTCCTCCGATATAATAACGTAACTCATAAGACCATATTATAAGACCACATGGGATAGTCAAGCATAAAATGCACATTACTATAAAGTTTTTTCCGCCCTTTAATTTTTTATAAAAATTTTTGAAAAGTGGTGTCTCAAGTGTCTCAAGTGTCTTAACCCTTACACAGCAACGGTTACAGGCAAGACACTTACAAGACACTAAGACACTTACGAGACGCACAGGAGCGATTTTTGAAAACTGAAAACAAACAACCCAAAAAAAACACTATAGGAAAAGTCGGCAGACCAGCAGGACTGACAGAAAGACAGAAGACTTTTGCCAAGCTTTATGTCGAGGGGCGGCATAGTAACGCTGAGTGTGCAAGAATGGCAGGATACGCAGAAAAGTCTGCCAGAATACAGGCCAGTAAATTTCTTAATGGCACTGACTTTCCTAATGTTGTTGAGTTGATAAAAGAACTTCGACAGGCGGCTGAACGCAGATATGGTGTGACCCTGATGCATCAGCTTAAACGTCTGGACGAATTGTCTAGGGGTGCAGAAGAAGCAGGGCAATACTCTGCCGCAATTAATGCTGAGAAAATCCGCTCCGCTCTGGGCGGTCTTACTATTGACAGGCGTGAACAGCAACATATTCATCAGCTTGACAACATGAGTAAACAGGACATCGTTGCCCGTCTAGCTGAACTGCGGAAGTCATATCCACACGCATTCATTGAAGGGGAAATAAAGAATGCCAAAGCCATTGAACACAGAGAAGAAACTGTGGCTGTCTTTGAAGAAGTCCCTGCCGAAAAAGACCCACTGCCAACGGATTGAGAACCGAGTCTCTGAAGGAATGCCAGACTGTTATCTGTGTATTGATGGCGTACCCGTATGGGTTGAGTTAAAAATAACAAAAAATAACGCAATCGAGGTGCAACCCTCACAGATTGCATGGCATACCAGTCATTCTCGCTGTGGTGGCGTAAGTTTTTTTCTTGCTTACAGCCCCTCCGAGAGGCTTGCTTTTTTATTTGACGGGGGTCTTGCGGCCCAGATTCAAGGTGCGAAATTCGATGACCTGCGGCCTGCGGCCTTATTCTCTGGTGATCTAGATTCCTGTGCCTCGAACCTGCGGCCTGCGGCCTGCGCCCTTTGGTCTTTATAAAAGAGCGGGCCACCTGCGCCCTGCGCCTGCGGCCCGAAGTTGTTGGAGAATCAAAAAACTGATCTAGCATAACGATAACAAAAAAGAGACGAGCACACAAGCACCCGTCTGTTTTGTCCTAATGTTTAAGACTGTTTGAGTTTGGACCATGCGCTACTATTGCTATGGATTTTGCTTTGATACTAGCACCTGCACAAAGTTTGCAAGTTTTGCACGTTGTACGTCGGCCAGCTTCTTCTGAAGCAGGGCATAAAATTTCAAAGCCCTTTATCATTTCATTGACGTTGCCTATTACTCTGAATGTTCTAGCCCCGTTTTGCCATGCCTTTTGGGCTTGCTCTTTGTCGTCTGCGGATACCATAAAACGAGATGGATCAGCATGTACGCCTGGCACGTCTGTTTGATGAGTGTATGCAGTGTGTCCATCTGCTTCAGATAGTAGACTGTCCCAAATATATGACGGGACTGCGGCCCCGTCTCCGTATGTGCCTATCCGGACCATGCGACCCCGACCAAGCTCGGCGATAGCAGCATGTCCGGCCGCAGTCTCATATTTTCCTAACTGGTAATTTTTCCAAGTTATTAAAACACCTTGTGCAAGGTTTACATAGCAGGTCCTTTTCTCTGCGGTTTTTCTGTTTGGGTCTGTTGTGGCGTTTCCTCTGTGGACACAATTGCCGCAGATTGAGTAGTCCAGACCAGTCTTATTATTTTCTAACGGGCTTTTTCCGTTGTCGTTTAAGATATAGGTCTGGACCATGTTACCAGTCTTTGTGTTCCGGCTTTGCACAATTGCAATTACTACAATTGGTTCCCCGTCAATTAGAGACGGGCCTTTGTATATTATTTTATTAGACAATTTTTTCTCCAATCACTTGTTGTTTTCTTATTGTATGGGACTGTCCCATATTATGCAAGCCCTATTCCTGCGGCCTGCGGCCTTGCTCTTTTGTGTAATCCTGCGGCCTGCGACCTGCGGCCTCGCGCTTTATATATATGAAAAAAATTTTTTAAAACGAAACTGGGCCAGCTTGCGCTGGCCCAGTACGGGAGAAACTCTCTAATTTCTGTCGACGTTGAATAGGATTTTGCAGTCCTCATCCATGAAGAATGTAACCTCGTGGTTTTCTGTCTTTACAATTAACAGCCTTGTTCTGTTTTCGCTGTCCTTGTTTAACCATTCGGTTGAAATAGTAACGTCGTTACCGTCGGTATGAATTGATTGTGATGATGACATTTTATTCTCCTAATGTTGTTACCCATTTTGGGTGTTGGTCCCCGTGTGGGGCTGTTCCCAGTGTATCAGATAGTCCCATGTGATACAAGATATTTTTTACCTAGTCCTGCGACCTGCGGCCTCGCTCTGTATATATAATCCTGCGACCTGCGGCCTCGCCCCGTATATAACAGGCGCGCCTGTAAAGAATGGGGGCCGAAGCCCCCAGTCCCTCATCTATGCTCCCATTCAAACAGCGGGTTCGGAACGTCATCAAACTTTTCTGGTTCGCTTTCGTAAAGGTCCATGTGTCCTGCTTGAGTAAGCTGAGAAAACAGGTCGGTAAGTCCAGCAGGAATATATGCTGTAGCTGACCCGTTCTTGTTGATTACTACTCTAATTGATTTCATTACCATCTCCCTGCTTTGATTGCGAATGCGATTCCTGTTGCTATGACGACTGCTCCCATGACCATAAACTCTACAGCCAATAGCGGGAATTCATCACGTCCCCAGAGGTCCGCTCCGGTGAACAGCAGGGTTGCCCCTGCTGCTCCGAATATCACTGACATTATTCCCCAGAACATTCGTCTCTCCGTTGCCATGCCCAGTCTGAGACCTTGCCATCAAACATGTTCTTTAACCATTCTGCTTGTGGCACGTTGCTGGCATTGGTCCGAAGGCCGACAAGCTTGCCGATAAACTCTCGGTCTTCAAGGGGATGATAGTCTTTATCATCGTCCCTATACTCTTTATCAATCCAGAGCATAGGACCGTGAACCAAGCGCATGAACCGTGCTCTATCACACCACCTGTCGACATTGTCTTTTCTAATCTGACCTAGGCCAATATTCATAGTGTGGTCGATGACTTGATATTTATAGTCGGGCAGATCATCCCAGTCTTTTACCGACTCTGCATTCCAATTTAATGGCATTAGAATTTCTCCTTATTTAAAATCTGATTCACTGATATCTGTTTGGTCTTTGATTGTTTTCACAAACGCATCAATCAGCTTGTAGTGTTGCTTTTCGGCTGGATAATACCAGTTCTTTCCGAAATCAGGATTTTCATATGGGTTGTCCATCCCCATAGTGTGGTTCGTTTCTTTAATCCCTTTAAGGATTTCAATCAGCTTATCGCAGGTAAAACTATCCATTTTAACGCCCCATCCTTTTAGTTAGCTCTTCATTACCCTGATATAAATCTAAAGCCTCACTAGAGACTTCTGTAGGCTTCATTCCCATTGCCTTGGCAACCGATTGACGACAACTACGCAGAATGCGCTTGTGTGCAATTACAGCCTCATCGTTACCCCAAAAGTTACACTCGTTAAGACAAATCCATTTTATAAACAAATTGGCCTGCTTCTGGTTTTTTGCTTCTAACTTCATTGTGTTGCCTTTCTGGGGGGCCGAAGCCCCCCTGTTGGTGTTGGTGTTTAGCGATGTTTGATAATCGCCTGTCTGTTTTGCGGAACTTCATTTTCCTTAATCCATTCCGGCCCGACCTTAGCCTGCCATTTTGGGGCAGGGACAAACATTCTGAGGGGGGCGGGTTCCAAAATAAAAGCTTCTGAAAACTCACCGTTGCGAATTTGAGCTTCAAAGTCTTTACGGGCTTCGATAGCTTTCTTCTCAGCAGTCAACAGACTGTTATGTTTAGCCTGTAAATTTGCCACGTTGGTCATTGGGCGACCGGGCTTTTTGATTGCTACTGACATTTTTGATTCTCCTGTTTTTTAATGTCGTTATATCTACAAGATTATACAAATATCTCATGCAGTCAAAGATTATTACTCATGGCCTTTCCACATTGTGGAAAACTATGGGACGGTCTCAGGGTTACTTGCACAATTATTTGTTCACGTTTTGTTCCAAGCACCCCCCGCCCCCCTAATATTTGGGGGACAGTCAGCAGTACAGTCGTGTCGTGTCGTTGGGTTGATAAATTCATTGGCATATATTATCGTTCGGGTATGGAGAACACCGCCAGCCTAGAATTACTGCCCGATGACGTGCTCAAAGAGATTTATCTGCTTGAGGAGCATGCAAAACGTCTAGACCTGCGCGACAAGGCACAAGAAGAGTTTATGCCCTACGTTCACCACGTCTATGAAAACTTCATAGAGGGGACCCATCATAGAATCATTGCGGAAAAGTTAGAGCGAATCGCCAAGGGTGACCTAAAAAGGTTGATTGTGAACATGCCACCCCGGCATTCTAAGTCAGAATTTGCATCTTATCTCA